TCAAGGATTGCATATTCCACATGATCCATAACCTCTATTTATTGCATCATTTTTATTTATAGGTATTTTACTTTTTCTTAAATATCTACATCCATTTCTATGATATTTCTTGCCTGTTTTTGTTATATACACCGTAACTGATTTATTATCACTTGGTTGTGGTTTAATTACAGGCTTTGGAGAAGGTTTTGGAACTGGCTTTGGTTGTGGTTTAATAGATGGCTTTTGTATTGGTACTACAACATCATTGCCTTTATAGCTACCTGGAGATTTATTGAACCTTATAGAAGTTCCATCAGAAGTAGCTACCACAGTTCCATTTTCATCTGTCCTATATACTTTCACATTTTTAGATTTCAATCTATTTAATATTTCTTGATTAGGATGTTTATAGCTGTTACCTTTTCCAACAGATATAACTGCATATTTAGGATTAACCTTATTTAGAAAGTTTTGTGTTGTTGAAGTTCTGCTTCCATGATGTCCTACCTTTAGTACATCACTAGATATATCTAACTGTTTTTTAAGAATTTCTCCCTCACTTAAGCTCTCAGCATCTCCTGTAAATATAAAACTGTTATTTCCAAATTTAAGTTTAGTTACAATAGAATAATTATTTAAATTATCATAAGATGCACTTACTGGTGCTATTATTTCCCACCTAGCATTTCCTAATCCATAGCTATCTCCTATTTTAGGTGTGGTTATTTTAAGCCCTTTATTAGTTATAGCAGTTACAACACTTTTAAATGTTTGGCTTGTATGGGTAACTTTAGGCATAAATACTTGTCCTATTTCAAAATTATTTATAACTGCATCTAATCCACCTATATGATCTTCATGAGGATGAGTACCTATCACATAATCTAATTTTGTTACACCATGAGATTTTAAATAATCTAATACAACTTTTTCAGAAGAATTTTTTCCAGCATCTATAAGCATGTTATGACCATCTTGTTGAATTAAAATGGAATCTCCTTGTCCAACATCTATGTAGTGTACCTTTAAATCTCCTACTTCTTTTCCATCTACTACAGTTTTAACTGTAGTATCACTTACTACACCAGATCCACCTATTATATTTATATTATTAAAATTAGAATGTTTATTCTTTATAAAACTCATAACTGATGCTTCTACTTTATTTGAAACTAATACTATAGGTGAATTATTTCTTGCTGCTAAAGCACTTCCTGAAAGAGCATCTGGATAATTACTTCCTGCAGCTACATAAATATTATCTAAATTAACTTCTTCTGAAAATTCTTTTAATATTGCTGCATTAGTATCATACCTACTATTTCCATATAATCTTTTAGAATTTTTTAAATCACCTTGTATAGTGTTACTTACTACTCCATTTCCACCTAAAATATAACTTTTACCGTAAGAATTACTATTTATAAAATCCTTAATATTTTTAGGTAAATTATTAGCTGGAGTTAATATTATAGGCATTTGCTTATTAGCAGCTATAGGTGCCATAGATAATGCATCTGCAAATCCTAATCCATTAGTTACTACTATACCATTTTCTACACCTATTTCTTTAGCTACTTCTAGACTTGTATCAAATCTAGATTTACCATAAATTCTCCTTGTACTTATTCCTAAATTATTTATTTGTTTCTCTGTATTTGCTGAAATAGATCCTGTTCCACCAACTATAATTACATTTTTAACATCCAATCTTTTAAGTTGATTCTTTGCATTTCCATTTAAATTCTTACCTTCTGTAAGAATTATAGGCGCATTATACTTTTTAGCTAATGGTGCAGCACTTAGTGCGTCTGCAAATCCTTCTCCACTTGCTATAACAGCATACTCTGATTTTTCCCAACCTGTATTTACTATTGATGCAGATGTTTCATATCTGCCCTTACCATAAATCCTATTATATTTCGGTGCTGCATTAGTTACATCAGTATTAGTTAAAACAACAATTAATGTAAATAAAAATGCACTAAAACTTTTTAAAAATTTTTTCATATGGTTACCTCCTTTATTATTACTTTCATTATAGTACTACTTATCCTTTTTTGTAAATATTTACTACAACTTTAGACATTTTACAACAAATAAAAAGAGGTAGCTCCTAGCTAAGCTAAGAGCTACCTTTTATATTAATTATCTAAATATATACTAAAGTTAGCGTCTGCGAGAACAACAATTTACATCCAAGTAAACATTTCTAGCAAATATATTAACTTTACCACAGTTTGGACATTTATCATGTTTATCTTTTCTTCCATCGCTACATTCAACGGAATTCTTCATTTCTATTAATTCTTCCATATTCATATTATCTATCTCCACTAATTGTTCACCTCTTTTTTATTTTTTAGTAAAAGTTTATGAATGAGAATTTAAATATATATTTTGAGTATATATATTTATTCTATTACATTCATTATTATCTTCATCCATACAATCTAGTGTGAATTTATAATTATATTGGTTATTTATATTTTGTGATATTAATGCTAACACTAGCAATATTAATATCAATCCCTTGCAATAACGCATAAATAGCACCAACTTTTTTTGCAAATATTTTTATATATTTATGGTGTATACTTTTATGTTATGCAATTACTCTTTTATCCGTTCATATATTTGTATAACCCTCTATAAATAAAAAAGCCATGGATCAGGAATTACCCTAACCCATGGCCTTAAAATTATTTTAACGGTACCTTAAGAACTATTTGATTTTCAGCTACAACCTGTCCAAGTTTATTATATCCTTTTACTTTTAGCTTATACATGGAACCTTTAGAAAAAGTATATCCGCCATTTCTCTTTGTTATTACTTTGCTGGTATTTTTAAATAACTTAGTGTAATTAAAGTTGGGTGGTATTAAATCAAATGCCCATGAAGCTCCTTTATCTGAATCCACCCAAGCAAAAATACGTTGAATATCTGAACTATAATCTCTAATTATTAGATTTAATCCAGGAGCTCCACTCCTATATGAAGCATATCCTCCACCATCTAAATTAATGTAAGACTTATTATTTATGATTGGAACATTTTCTTTTAATATAGCTTGTTTTATTTCTTCTAAGGGAAATAATCTACCAGGACAAGTTGTACTATTAACATCTCTATGTCCTATAATATTATTTGGATTTATATTATATTTATTTTTAAGATATATCCCTAGCTCTATTAGTGCTTTCTTTTGTGCTTCTGGCATATCTTCTATCATATATTTTCCTTCGGCACATATGCCAATGGATATATCATTGTATCCTAATGCATGAGCTCCCATTTTATTTTCTGGCCTACCTTCCCATATAGATCCATCTTTCCTAACAAAAAAGTTATATCCTATACCAATCCAACCATTATGTAGATGCCAGTTATGGATGTCCTGAACACTACAATTACCATGTTCTGCATGATGATATATAATATATTTTGTCATGTTTCTATTACTTAGAATTCCTCTGAACTTTAGATTAGTTTTCTTTATATCCAATGTTTTCATCTCCTTTGATTTCTTTTTTATTACCTTCCTTTAATTGACTTAATGCATCTGTAATTTTTTTAGGTATTGGTACTCCTAAGCACGCACAATTTTCTAAAATAGAAATACCCTCATTTGCTATGTAAAAATAACAAGTGAGGGTACGAAAAACCCATGCATCTGTATTCATTAATCTATCTAAACTTACTGCTACTATTAAAACTACAAATATAACTGATTTTTTAAGGATCCCTTTAAATCCAACATTACTAGATAAAGTCTTATTCTCTAATGCTATCAATACTCCCATTACATAATCTAAAACCATAAATATAATAAGTATTTGTAATGCTAAATCCCAACTTCCAAATAACCACGTTAACCCTGTTCCTATCCCTGCAATAATTCCATTAAAAATATTCTGTTTATCCATTTGATTCCTCCTGTATATTTACTTTAAAAATTGTCTATAATTCTAATATGTTTTTTTAACATTAAATCTCCTTTATAATTTATAAAGAGTAGTGATTGGCAACACTACTCTTTTTTATTAATTGGTTGTATATTAAAACTAAATTTTGTCTATAATCCTAATGAACATATTTTTCATATTATATTATCCTTCCTAAATTTAAAGAGCAATGGCAACGGAGCATTGCTCTTTTTTTACAACTTAAATAACTTTAGTAAATTTATTTTTCTTTTCTAATATAGTATTTAATTGTTCTTGTTTTTCTTTTTTATTATGTTTTGCTTTAATTATATAAACATCTTTAAATATATTTTTATATTCTATATATCCTCTTCTTTTTAAAAAATTAAAATCTTTTTTCTTACAATAATAAATGCCATAATCAATTTTGTTAGTTAATTTAGTAAAAATATTTTTTATAATGCTAGTCACTACTCCTGCAAATTTTAAACTATTACCAATTTCATTTTTTCCCAATATATTTAAGCCTTCTCCTAATCCCTTAAATATATTGCAAATTTCCTCATGTTCTTTTTTTGTTACTTTAATGTCCTGTTTTTTTAATAAAAGCATATCAATCATCTCCTTTTTTATAATTTATTATTATTATACTTCAGAAAATTGACATGCTTTTTCTCAAAAAATTCTCAAATTCTTTACAAAAACTTCTTTATTAAATTTAAGATATACCTCCATTCTTTTCAGTAGCCATACATATCTCAAATTCGTTATTTAGCTTATCATATGGTATATAAGGTTGAACCCCACATTCTGCTTTAATTTTCGTTTTGTCTAAGTCGTCTGTCCACATTAACAACCTCAAATCAATTTTGTCTGGAAAAGCATTATTCCATTGTTCCTCTTCAATGTTCGTTACATCATCAAAACCATTTATTTTAAAATTCGCCTCTGTTAGTTCTTGAGACGGAGATAAAACTATATCTGAATTACTAAATGTGTAGAACTGATTACTATGTTTTAGTAAAAACTTATAATTAACACCATATATTTCAATTTCACCTATGCCATTTGACTTATTCGAAGCTATATAATTATCTTTGATATTAAATTTAAAATATTTACATTTATAACATTTATTCAAAATAAATTCTTGAATATTATTATTATTAACTAAAGTACCTGCATACACTTCAATATAATCTATATCATTAGTAGAAACTTCAACAGTAAAGTTTTTACATCTATAACCTCCATAATTTAATTGTTTAAGTTGTATTTTATTTACTAAATATATATCGTCTAATTCTATAGTTAAAGATACTTTTCCATAATCTGATTTTAAAAATCCCGTATCACTACTTAAATTGCCATCTACTGCTTTATCAGGTGTATAATATCCATATGGTTCTTTACTAGAGGTTATAGGTCTATGCAATGCTAAATTTTTGTTTGGCATATTCTCACTCTCATACTCTATATTTATAATTTTTTTAATTTCATTATCTAACCCTAATTCAAAATATTTGCCTTTTCCCAAACACCCTTTATCTACTCCTTCTATAAGTTTTATAGTCTGTGTTGTTAATAAACTATTTACATCATCAAATCCAAAACTCTCATAATCTGCTTCACTAGGATGTTCTCCACCTTCTAATTTTATATGGTTAATTTTTCCATTTACATAGTATTCTGGTTTTATAGAATAATATTCGTTGTTTTGCTTAATTAAAAAATAATCGTTTCTATCCCATGGTTTATAAATATCTTTTACATTCTTATAATATTTCATTTCATTGACAGTTGTTAATAGTGTTGCTGTAGTTCTGGCGTCCCCACCTGTACCCACTTCAATAAACAATTCTTCTGGTACATTTTCTAAATTGAATTCAAAATTTAATTCTCCATTCTTATAGTATGCAACTTTTTTATCATCGATATTAATTCCTATTCCAAGTATATCTCCTGTGTTATAATTACTGCCTCGTGAATATGCTTCATTGTTATAGTACAGCCTGGCATCATTTATATGATAACCAAAACTATGGGTAGAAGAGCCAGGATATATGTTTCTAATCTTGTTATCACCCATCCCTATTATTATACTTACGCCTCTTTGTACTATTTCAAACTCAAAATACCATTTACCTTCGGTTTTTGGATTGTTGCATTTTGCATTAGAAGATGGCAATACATAAACCGTCCTGTTGTCATTAGAAAATTCAACATTGTTGCCACTAACAAATTTTGTTAAACTCATTTTACCACCCTTTATAAAATTATTATTTCTATATCTTAAAAATCTATCTTTTAATGTAAGTAAAAAGAGTAACTTAAATAAGCTACTCTTTAATAATTTATTTTTATATCTCCACTAAATTTTACATGTACCTGTAGTAGTGTATTACTTGCATAAACCACATCAAATGTGTCTTCTTTAGCTTGTACCCATTTGCCTTTACCATCATATTGTAAATCTAGATTCTCTAATTCTTCAACATCTGCAATGCTATCTTGACTGAATAGATAAGCAAATCTTATCTTATGTGTTGTAACTAACTCATTCCAAAATACATCATTAATCTTATTAAAAGTTTCTATATCCATACCATTATTCCTAACGCTTTCAATATCTAAGTCAACATCTATCCATTTTTCATTGTTAAATGTTTTCCATGTCTTACCACTATCTACACTACAAACTATTCTTATATTTTTACCTGTAGCAGTTAATTTAAAGTAGTCAATGTATTCTACATTACTTAAATTCATATCTCCAGTTGGAATAAGCAGCCTATCAAACGGTACTGCTTTAGTTGTTAGAGTTTTAATTACTCCATCTTCTCCTACTTCAAAGCCTTCTACTTTTTTAAATTTAGTTTTATCTATTGTTATAGTATATTCGTTTTTAGTATCCATTTCTCTATTAAATGTAAAGTTAGATACATGATCTGTCTTTAGATGTGCTTTACCATCAAAAACCATCATATCATCTTCAATAAAATCATTAGATTCTCCATTAGTAAACTCATTTTTAGTAACTATAACATCTTGGTCTCCTAAATCATATTTAAGAACATTTACTCTTGGGACTTTAAAATCAACTGTATTAATAGGAACATTAACTATTCTTGGTTCTATTGGACTACCTACAATACCCATTTTAGATATTTGTTTCATTCCTGCACCAGTAATATTCCCTGCTTCTGCACCATCTATAGTTGTAAATTTACCAGTATCTTCTGAATAAGCTACCAATTGCTTATCTTTCTTATTTACTACATCTACATCCTCCAATTCTTCAAATTTGGTTATTCTTTTATCAATTATAGTTTTATAGATTTTATCACTTGTCCAACCTGTAGAAGTGCTTATTACACTATCATCAAGGACTACATCTTTATCTAAAGTTACATTAAAAAACTTACTCACAAAACCACCTCCTATTCATTTATAACCAACTGAAAATCTCTTACATTAAAATTATGATTTTCTGCATTTTTAATAATTCTTACGAATATATCTCTGCTTTCATTTTGTTTAATGCTATCTATAGTAACTATGTCAGCATAATTTACACCATCGAAAGATAATTCTATTAAATCATTAGAATTTGTTTCTGTACCAATTTTAATATTGGTATAATCTTTATCACCTATATTTTTAATAGCTATCAATTCATCTAAATCCTGCAATAAAGCTGGATTAACATTAGTAACTACATTACCTCTATAAATTATTTCAAAGTTGTAAGGACTACATACATAAATATCACCATACTGTAGAGATAGATGTGTTGTAGTATAAATCAGATTATTATCTATGTCTTTAAATGTAAAATATCCCCCCATATTATTACTATCTAAGTACACTTTGCACTCTAAATTACTATCAAATTTTCTAGCCTTTAATAAATTTCCTTCTAAATCATATAATTCACATAAAGTATTTTCTGGGAAATTTTGAATCGTAATGTAAGGATTAGCATATACTTTATAATTATTTAATATAAAGTCCTCATTACAATACTTCATAAATCCTTGTTTAGTTATATTTTCATCAAACTTCATACCGCCAATATTTTTATAAGTTATTCCATCAGCACTTGAATAGGCTTGTATATAACCATCTTGCTTTAATATCTTCCAGTACTTATTTTGTTCTGCTTTTTCTTCATCTTTAATTCCAAATGTATACTCATTATTGCCTAAGTAAATCATAGAATAATCATAGTCGTTCATAATATTAAAGTTTTCTTTTTCTAGTTCTATAACAAATTCATCATAATTAAATTTTCTTTCAATTTTATTATTGCTTATTAACTTTAATTTGCCTGTTTTAATATCTCTTGTAATATTACTTTCACCTGCAAAATCAGAAAAAGAGGAGGTCAAGAAGAAATTCTCAACCTCTATTAATCCATCTTTTACTTTTATAAGTTTCATATTATCAACTCCTATTATACTCTAGGTTGCATAATATAATCGTATGGAACAAATTCTATTACTTGTATATTTTTAGTTCCTGTACCTTGTGCTAATAATGTATGTGCTTCTTCTAATGCATCCTCATAGCAATTAGTTGCATAGCTAGTTAATTCTTTTCCTTCCTCATCAGTTTCATGCCCATATGGTAAAGATACTAATTGTTTATCTTTTAATATTCCCCACATTTTTTGTCTAGGTTTTTTAAAATCTATTGTACTTATTAACATATTATCACTCTCCAAATATATTTTTTCTTTCAAAGTTTTGTGTTTCTATATAATAATGTCTATTGCCTTTTAGCTTGTCTAAATCCTTCATAATATCTCCATTAGTTGCTACTCTATTAAATTTTCTTTCAATTTCCATAGCTTTCGGATTTCTCCATAATGGGACTAAATCAAAATGATGGTACTTCATGTAGTCAATAAGGTTCGCTATAAGTATTCCTATAGCTTGTAAACCATTTTCTGTGTTTAAGAAATATACTTTTTCAGCTTCCCACCTTATCCATCTATAAGCTCTTATATAATCTGTATTAGGTGTTGAAGTCTCCATAGTATACCAATCATAAAGTAACTCCATAATAAACTGCATAGCTTCTTTTCCACTACAACATAACCAACCTTGAGTATTCTTATGCCATATCATAATTAATATATTTATTAAATCTAACATAATTTCAATACTTACTGCATAAGGTGGAATATTATAATCTATTCCCCATTGTTTACCCCATTCAATAGGATGTTCGTTGTATCTCAAATATTCATAGTTAGCATTTTCTAATAGTTCTTTCATTCTTGCATAATCTTTATTAGGAACAATTATTCTATCTGTTGGAGCTGTAGGTCTTAACCACCACCATCTTTTAGTTACTTCAATAAATTTGTTGTTACTGCCTACCTTATATATATCTTTTATAAGAGTATCTTGTAATTGCCTATCATGTTCTTTATAAATATCCCAAATAGTCAAATCTAATAAATCTTTTTCTATTTGTTTATATATATTTATTAAAGGTATATAATCTAAATACTTTTCATTATCCTTTTGTATAGATGTTATAGCTTCTCTATCTAAGTATCTATTATAATATTTATCTATATCTTTCAATCTTTCTCTATAAAAGTATCTTTTATTTTTATCTTTATCTATAGATTTTATATTTATTCTATCTAAAGCATCTATATATTTGTATTTTTCCATATTTTTAAGTAGTATCTTATACATTAATTTAGTATTATAATCTTTACTAATCCTTTTTATAACCACTCTATCTAAATTATTTATCATACTAGGTTTTAGTACTTTAGTTATACCAATTCTTTTTAGCATATCTGAATTTTCTATTGTATCTATTTTATTTATATTTACTCTGTCTATAAAATTATATTTATCTTTATCTATATATTTATCTCCATATTTTTCAACAAATCTTAATCTATCTATGTCAATTTTCTTAGAAAAAATCCTATTAAAAAATCTATAATCATGTTTTATTATGTTTATGTTTTTCTCTAATCGTAAATTTTGCATAAACTGACTCTTATCTAATCCCTTTTCTGCTATTTTATTTGTATAAATACTTTCAGATTTATCTAATTGTAAATCTTCTCTAGCTGCCATATTTATAACTCTATTATTTTTATTTATTAAAGTATCTCTAAACTCTAATAGGTTTTTATCAATTCCTATATCTATAGCTATATTATCTTTAGATTGTAGTTCCTTATCTGTTTCTATATTTATAGCTATGTCTTCATTTTGTCCCAACTCAATACTTTTATTTTTATTAAATTCTATAATGCCTATATCTTCTAAAGACATATTTTTATTCTTGTTCATTTCTTTATCTTCTACTTTTAGATTTTTTTCAAATTCTTTTATCATGGTAGGATTTTCTTTGTATAAATATTTATTGTTTTTCTTTTCTACATCATAAGAATATTTATATAAAAGTTTATCTCCTCTAGCTTTATCTATTTCAATTATCTTATATTTATAAAATAATTTCTCTTTAGCTTTTAATATTTTATCTGTAGTATCATATTTAAAAGTAGCACTAGAAAGAGTATCCCCTACATAACTAAAGCTACATAGGGGAATTGTATGTAGGGGCATTTAAATCACCTCTTTTATTCTGTTGTTTTATAACATCTAATGGCAATACAATAATTTATATTGCTACTGTTATTTAAGAAATTATATGGTGCAGTAATTTTAAACTTCTTATAGTATTCTTCTTGCTCAGTGTCTTTTTTATAAGCTAATTTGTCCATATCATAAATTGAACTAGCGTCTCCTGCAAGTACATTTTGCATTTTACCTCTTTCCATATCTACTGGATGTACAAGGGTAATATCGGAGAATTGATGTTTCTTGTGATTCCATCTTGAACCTTCTACATTACACTTGTCCATAAAAGGATTAGTAGCATAAAAAGCTGGATAATGTGGTTGATAAGGCATACCTATTTTATTTGCTATCATGCACACATCTGTTACTCCAGTAGCTGTTCTTTCTCCATAAGCATGACTATAATTAGGTTCTATATCACTTGATACAGTTATACCAAAATTATATTTATCATCAGTTGTTGCACTATCCTCTACTGGTTTTAATGCTCCTATATAAGCATAAGATGTTAAATAGTTTTCATATGGATAAACATCTGCTGATGGATCTCCTCTAAGCACTAAATTTATACTATCTTTAGTTATATTTATCCAATATTGAACTGGTAAGAAATCCTTAATTTCTGGTTGTAATTTTCTATACCAAGCTAATCTATAATTATATTCCTTTTGTATGTTTTTAGGTATATCTAAATCAGTACCTTCTTTGTTTAATTTATCACTGATTTGCAATCTAATATTATTCAATGAATTAGATTTTGTCATTGCACTAACATAAGTGTTGTAATCTCCACTTTTACTCCATTTATCACTTACACCTGCCATCATTTCTAACACTTCTGCATCTGTTCGTGAACGATAGTACCCTGGATTACCAGGTACATAGTAACTGTGCAAATCTTTGAAATCAATTAATGCTTTCTTTTCCTCTGTTGTTAAATCTGCTTTTTCTCTATCTATTTTTACATAAAATTCTTTTCCAAAGCTAGTAGTAGCTTTAATAATACACATATCATTTTGTGAACCTACTGTGAATACAGTATCTACCTTATCTGTTGTACTTTCATCTGTAATTAAATTTATTTCTTTAGCTTCACCTGCACTTCCTATGTTATCTATGCTTGTAGGATGTACTAAATCCCATTTATAAATTCCCGCATTTTGCGTTATTTCTGTTACCAATGTTTTTACCAAGTCTTTAACTTGGCAACTACCTTCTACATAATAAAACTTTTCTTCTATAGCCATATTATCTACCTCCTAAAAATTTTTCTAAACTAATATCTTCATTTATTTCTTTTATTTCTAAATTATTTAAGTCTATGTGTATGGTTTCTCTAATCATATCACTGTTTGGGCTTATATCTATATTTAGTTCCTTTATCAAGTTATTACCATACGGTCTTTTTTCATATACCTTTAAGTTTACAGGTTCACTAAGTCGCATCCCATTAAAATTGTGCAAATATATCTTTAATATCTCATTTTTATATCCTTTAACACTCAATATTTCTGGGTTATGGTTGGTCATATGTTGTCGATAGTCAAAGTTTAGAAAAAAGTTTTCTTCTTTACTGTTCCCGAAATAAACATGCTTATTCCCTATTATTCCATGTAAATCTATATCTGTCATTGTGTGTGCTTCCCATTGCACTACTACTGCGATGTCCCAATCATTTTCTATATCATCAATTGTTGGGTTCTCTGGTTCAGTTGGATCTTCAATTGGTGGTTCTGGTGGTGTTGCTATTTCCCCTATTAAATACTCTAAATCCACCATCGTTTGCCTACTATTACCACTATTATTATTTAAAATAAAAGAAATAGGAGTATTAGCATTAACTTTATAAAATGTATTAAAGTATTTATGCTCCCCTATTTCCTTAATAGTTGCATTATTTATAATTTTATCTTTATTAACAATTAAATCCCACGTGTCTTCTTCCTTCCATCCAGTTTGATTAAAGTGTAGTCCAGTAATATACACATCTTTATCAAATTTAAATTCTGCTTTATTCTTTTGTATTATTGGTGGTATATCCAATAATCTACCTTCATTTTTCTGCATACCATTATGGTCATAATAAATAAAGTTCTTTATTTTTTTCTTTAGCATATTGTATTGTAAAGAAGGTAATAGTTCCTTTAAATCCTCTAATAGTGCTTCTATATCATTAGTATTTAATTCTGGATATTTACCTCTTAATTCATCATCAATGAGCTTTAATAGTCGCTTTTTTAAGTCATTTGTTAATTCTTCAAAATTGACAACATACTTTGGTAAGCTCATTCTGAACCACCTTCTAATATACAGAAATCTACCCATACTACTTTAGATGTTCCACTTGTGTTGTTATAAACAAACTTAATTACACCATCTATAGGATAAAATACATTAAAGTATTTATGTTCTCCATATTCTTTAGTTCTTGTCTCTGTAAATAGCTTTTCTTCTCCTACAACTAAATCCCAACTATCTTCAAATCTCCAACTAGATTGTGAATAAGTTATACCAGTTAATTTGCTATTAGCTGGTGCAGTAAATTCTATAACCTGTTCCCCTACTATTGCAGGTATTTCTAACATTTTCCCGTATATCTTTTGTGTTCCACTTATACCTAAATTACCACTTAATCCATCTAGCTTAGCACCTAAATCATTCAAGGCTTGGATTAAATCATTATAGTTTACACCTTGTATTTTATCTTTTATTTCACTTAATAGTCTTTCTATATCGTCTGTAGAAAAAGCTATATTTCCTATATCAACTTGTATACCATTTTCTAAATAATCTTTAATTAAATCACTTAATTCATCAAAATTTATAACATAACTAGGTAGCCCCATTTTATCACCACCCTATATATAATCTATTAATTCCACTCTATCATCTGTATTTTTAAATAATTCTATTGTTTTCTCTGTTTTATCTGGATATATAGTCTTTATCCTATATACTTTTCCTTCTGTATTTCTTATAAGTTCCTCTGACCACTGTAACTCTGTATTTTCTGCATATATACATTTAATTACTTTTTTAGTTTCATCTCTTACTAATCTTACTGGATATTCGGGTAGCTCTCCCTTGTATTCTTCTCCGCCTTCAAGCTTTATTTTATTTTTTAAATCCCTTTTTCTAAGTTCTTGGTCTAATATATATACTACTGGCTTTCTAAAATCATTTTGTTTCATTAGCTATCACCTTCTTTTAAGGTATAGTTTCCATTGCTTAGTTTTGCTATATTGGCATTTTCTCTCATACCATCTAAAGCTATTTGGTCTGTATAATTTCCTTCGTTTGTTAATTCTGTTCGTATTCCTGTTACCATGTAGTGTCCAATCATTTCACTTATTTTTATTCTTATTATTTGTCCTAAATCTAAGTTAGGATTCCCTTTAGTTGCTACTACATCTACATTAGAGTTTTCTCTCCAGCAATCTAAGAAAAATCTGCTAGCTACCTTTTGTCTTTTATCTACTGTATCACCTAAGGGACTTTCAATTTCTTTAAAGTTTATATATCCTAAATAAGCAACCATGCTTGGATCTTCAAATACATTATATTTATCATTTGCATGTCTAACTAAAACTCTATTATATAAAGTTTCACTACCTCTTTTTCTATTTGCTTTACTTATCCTAACAAAATTCTCATAATAAAAATCATAGTTTATTTTATTTTCTACATCACTTGCTTTATAATCTGGGTATAATTTTTCTACTTTATACGTACCATCTTTTAATACTCTAGCTCTAGCTTCAAGTGTTTTTAAAGCTTCATCTATAATATCAGACATCTGTACATCATACTGCATTTTTAAATCCTTAATTGTGTAATTATTACTGGATATTATATCAAATTTAGGAGTCCCTAAACCTGCTTTAATTGCCATATTACTTATTAATTGTGTGGCAGTAATATTATTAAATACATGGTAAGGCACTCCTCCATCAATAGGTCTAAGTATTTTGCAACCTATGTCATGACAGTTTATATTTATTGTTTTAGCTTCATCATTTATTTCAAAGTTTCTTATTATACCTGTAAATTGTATTTTATCACTTATATAAATTCTAATATAATTACCATTAGCAATTATTCCATCTGTGTATCCAAAATTATATAAATTATGGACTTTACTTTTAACATCTTGTACTACTACAGTGGCACTTGCAGTTTGCATATCTAATCTTCTATCTATTACTATATTTAATACAATTCTTTTTAAAATTGTCTTTTCTCCACTTTTATCAATTATTTCTACCCTATAATTCATTGCTATCACCATTCCAACCTTCAATTCCACAAGGACATAGCAACTCACAACTCATATAATATATATCTCCCTCTATTGGAGTATCTAAATCAAAGTTTCCTTGGAAATATCCTCTGTATTCTGTTCCAAATTCATCAATAAAGATAAACCTTTCAGTATATCTATTTCTAAATTCTTTAAATCTATTAATTTGTTCTGGTGTATGAGTTTCAAAAGCTACACTAAACTTAATCAATGTATCTGATTTAATTGGTTCTTGAAATACTGTATATCCTGTTAAACTCTTATTACCTTTTCTTAATGTTACAGGAACAGGAGGCTTATAGTTAGTTATTACTGCCCCTGTATCTGTTCCGTTATCATATTTAAGTTGTAAATTAAAATCCAACTATAACACCTCCTAGTTTCTAATTGCATCCTTCATAAATAAATCAACTAAACCATTTTTTAATGCTACTTGCCCCATGCTATTTACTTCTTGTGTTAACTGTTCTGTACCTTTACTACCTGTATCTGCTACAGTTACATTCATGTTTATAGTAGGGTTGAAGTTTAATTGTTTGCCATTACCAATATTACTATATCCACCACTAGCTCCACTTAAAGCCAGACCATTTAACTCTGTAATATTAGCTAGATTTGCAAGTTTATCAGAAGCACTCTTAACTAAATTACTAGATTTACCTATCCCTATAGCTAATCCTTCTCCAATATATTGCCCTCTTTTAGCCATTACTCTGGATGGAGAATTTATATCAAAGAATAGGTCTATCACATTTAAAATTCCTTCGGCTAATCCCATTGAAGCTTTACCTACAACACTTCCTACTTTCTTTATTCCAGTAACTAATCCTCCTGCTATATTCTTGCCAGTTTCTATAGCCTTAGGAATAATACCATTACCAAATTGTTTTAAAGCATTTCCTATGTCATTGGTAAAATTACCAAATTCTTTCTTTATGTCTTTGAAAACACTTTTAAATTTTGAGCCTAAATCATTAAAGAACTCTCCAACTTTTGATATTAAATCCCCTAACCCTAATATTGTTTTTTTTACAAAACCATTAAATGCTATAGCAGTATCATTTATTTTTATATTATAGCCAGTAACTTTTTTTATTAGCAATTCCCAACCCCTGCCGATTATTAGCCAACCTGATTTAGAAGTATTTGCTATTAGTCTTGTCATTGTATATATTTCTTGCAATTTATTATAATATTTTGCTATCTTTTGCATTTCTTTAAATTCTGAATCCCTCTGACGAAAAGTTTTTACTCCATTAAGTTTAAGTTTATCAGTTGCCCAACTTCCTAATTCTAATTTTTCAGATGTTTTTGCTCTTATATAAGTAGCATAATCTAAATTATTAATATCACTAAGCATTTTTTTTGTTAAATTTTGAACTTGTTCAATAGGCAAATTAGAAGATTCATTAATTCCGTCATTTAACCCCTGCATTAAAAAATCCCCATAACTTTTAAATACTCTACTTGGTGAATGTATTCCCAAACTTTCTTTAAATGTATTTTTAACTGTATCACCTAGTTGTTTAACTCTGTACTTTAATTTCTCATTTTCTTCTTTCATTCCATTCATTAATCCTAAACTTATATATCTTCCATATTCAGCAAATACTCGGCTTGGTGAATGTATTTCCAATTCACTTTCAAAGCCTTCTTTTACACCTTTCCCAAGTTCTTTACCTTTTCCCTTAAATAATCCCTTTACTTTATTAATTCCACCTATAAATCCATCTTTAATATTCTTAAGTTTCTCTTTTCCCCAGTTTATAAAACCGCCTATAAGTAGCTTCCATCCACCTATTACCCATTTAATTGTATCTCCTATACCTGTAAATATTTTCTTTATAGTTTCACCGAATTTCTTTCCTGCTGCAACTAATTGATCCCAATGTTTAATAACTTCATAGACTATAAGTCCTATCGCAAGTATTGCACCAACTACTATTGCAGTATGTGGTGTTATTAAAGCTGGTAATGCTTTAAATACTCCTGCCGCGGTTTTAAGTTTTCCAAATGCACCAACTACTGTGCTAACAGTCTTAACTAATTTACCTAAAATTAAAAATACTGGAGAAAGTAAAGCTATTGCACCTACTATTATTCCTATTGCACTTTTTACAGGTTGAGGTAATGCATTAAAAGCATTAACTATTTTAGTAACAAATTTAACTACTTTACTTAGCATTGGAATTACTGCTTTTGCTAAAGATATTTGTAATTCTTCAAAAGCACTTTTTAAGTTAGTTAAAGCACCTTTTAAGTTGTTTTGCATAGTACCTGCCATTTTTTCGGCTTGTCCATTACAATTACTTAAATTTTTATAAAGTTTATCATAATCCTTATCGCTCGCATTTATAATGCTTAACATTCCACTCATGCTTTCCTTACCGAAAATTGTTGCTGAATATTGTGCTTTTTGTGCGTCAGATAGCTTACTAAAACTTTGTCTTAATTCATCAAACAGAACCTTCCCAGTTTTAACTTGCCCTTGACTATCTACCAAACTAATTCCCAATTCATCCATTGCAGATTTCATTTTCTTAGTTGGCTTGGACAAATTAACCAGAGATGCCCTTAATGCTGTACCTGCAGCACTACCTTTTATACCACTATTAGCCATTAACCCTAGTGCGAAAGAAGTATCCTTAGCACTTATACCTAATGCACCAGCTACTGGAGCTACATATTTGAACGACTCTCCTAGCATAGAAACATTTGTATTGGAATTTGTACTTGCACTTGCCAATATATCTGCAAAATGTGCTGAATCTTTTGCTTGTAATCCAAATGCTGTCAAAGCATCTGTTACTATATCAGAAGTAGTTCCTAATTCTTCGCCACTTGCTGCTGCTAAGTTTAATATACCTGGTAAACCATCAGTCATTTCTTGGGCTTTCCATCCCGCCATGCCCATAAATTCCATTGCTTCGGCGGACTCTTTAGCACTAAACTTAGTTTTAGCACCCCATTCTCTAGCAGTCTTTTCTAGTTTCTGCATTTCTCCATCTGTTGCGCCACTTATAGCCTTTACTTTAGACATTTGTTCCTCAAAATCACCTGCGGTCTTAGTTGCCATTGCTAAAAATCCACCTGCTGCAATAGAAGGTTTAGCCATTGCTTTACCAGTAGATGTTAATGCACTTCCTAAAGACTTAATTTTGTCTTCTGCTCCACCTGTGCCAGTTGCAAACTTTTTTAAATCTGCACCTGCACTATGTAAACTATTTTTAAATCCACTCCTATCAAGTGTAAGGTAAGCAACAGCTGTACCTACGTTTATTGCCATATATTCTCACCTCCCAATTTGGGAATAATAAAAAATGGTTAAATACTATTTATTGTTAGTGTTTAACCATTCAATCACATCATTGTTATTTTGTTTATTTACTTGTTCATCATCTATAAATCTAGGTTTAGGACTATCTTCTTCTTGCATTTTATTCATTATATATATACATGCTTCATCAAAACAAAATGCTTCATAATCATTTGTAAGTCCTATTATTTCACTTGGTCTTTGTTTGTACTGCTTGCTTATCGTTAGCACCGTCATTATCCTCTGGCTCTTCACGAAAGGATTCTAACTCCTGTACCCCCTGTTGTGTATAATTAAATAAAGCAACTATTTGTTCATCTGTTAATTCAAGCCCTACTTCTTCTAAATCCTTAATAGAAGGTTCTACAAGTGCATTTTCTGCCATTATAAACATTACATCTGTAAGTGTTTTCATGTCTACATTACCTTTATCACTTGTTTTACCATAAAATAATTCTTCTGCTGCCGATAACAATTTATTAGGTATAATCCCTTTTCTAACTAAATTTAAAAGAGATACCCTTCTAACTTTAACTACAAAAGGTATCTCCTGTTTAAATCTTGGTAATTCTATTACATCACATTCTGCCATTTGTTTTAAATCTTCTATATTGGTTACCTTTAACTCCATAATATATTCCCCCTATTATGCTATTTTTACTGTCTTAAATTCTGTACTTAATGCTGTAGTAGTTCCACTACCATCTAGCTTGTTAACTGCCTTAGCTTCTGCAATGTATACTGTATCTATTGCTAAAGAAGTAGGTACAAATGTTACTATTTTCTTAGTATCATCTATTGTTACATTACCATCTACCACACTATTATCAGATTTTCTTCTTACACTAAAATTGGTCTTGGTTACATCATCTTGATCAATTTGGTCTGTAAATGTCCATACTACCCTATTAGTTATTTCTACTCCCACATCTGTATTTGTATCTTCTACAGTTCCACCTTCTACTCCTATTTTTTCAATTGGTATAATTGGTTCCTCTTGAGTTGGATCTGTTGGTAAAGTGTTCATAAATTCTATTTCTACTGGCTTTTCATTTCTGAATGGAATTGATTCTGCTTCATATTCTGGTACTAAAAACTCACCGTCTTTAACCTTATATTTAGCTGGTTTACCTTTACAATGTTTATATGTGAATTTAGCATATCCAGTTGTTCTTGAATAATCTTTTTCCTCTGTGATTATCTCCATTGTAAATGGATGTCTTTCTACTGTAACACCTGCTTCTGTACCACAATACTTATTTCCTTCTATTGTTCCACCATCAATAAGTGCCATAGTTTGCATATTAAATAAGTTATCTTTAAGTTTTAATTTATAACCTATTACAATATCCTCTGTTTCATTTATTCCATATATTTTATTTTTAACTCTTAATATATCCCTTTTACCCTCTGATTTTATAGGCTCTATATCTATTTCGTCACTTGTTTCAATTGAATGTATTGTATTTGTAACTTCATCGATGAAATTAACCTTTATTACATTAACTAAAGTTTTACCTTCATCTGCCATAAAATTACCTCCTTAATCTTTTAAATTGTTGATACTCTATGCTTGTAGTATAAGCTTCTACTTTATCATCTACTATTGATGGTGTTTCATTACCTGTAGGTCTTAATTCTCCTATATCCTTCATAGCCTGTTTAATATTTTCTACATAGAACTCCATGCTAGAATAGTTACTTATAGGGTGATAAATAATAATATCAAATAGCTTATACCCATTAACGTTGCTATTTAACGCATAGGTCCCGCCCTCTTTTATAACAACATAACTATCTGTACATTTATCTCTCTTTTGTCCAGGGGAATATACTTCATATCCTAGTTTTTTTAAGTGTAAATATATCTTTTGCCATACAGTTTGAGGGATTGTACTATTTATTAAATCTTCCTGTAGCTTATCTCCTGGAACTTTATAATTAAAACTACTCATCTAATCACTTTCCTAACAAATTATTCATACCCCTGAGTATTTCAGGGCTTAGTTTATTTACTGTGGGGTTGAGAATGCTATACTGCTTATCCATTGCCAGCTCTAAGTATGGAAATTGCTCTGTGTTACCAGCTACATAGATATTGCATTTATCTCCTTCCCACTGTTTCCCGCCTTCTATAGTTTTTCTACTTAAACCAGTTCTATCAGTCCAGGATGCATTTTCCTTAGCATGATCTTCTAATTTCTTTCCTGCAGTATCAGCATAAACTCCTATGGCTGCTTTAGATTTCATTTCAAATTCAGATAGCCCATTAAGTACACTTTCTATATCAAATTTAAAACTCATATTTTCACCTTCGTTCTAATATCATATCAAATATTATATCTTCTACATTTCCCGTATCAATTATTTTGTACTTAGTCCCATCTAAAGTAAAATAATCATCTTGTTTTATTTTTTTGCTTTCTTCATTGTAAGCAACTAATAACTTATCATAGTAATTAGTATTTATGGTTGCTCCAGTATCCGAACTAATATTTATCTTGTTTTCTTTTCTGTAGTAATATCCCTTAATAGTTGTTACATATAAATCCTCCAATTTCTCTCCATAGGCATTTTTACCATTTCTTAATATTTTAACTTCTTTTAATAGCCCTTTTTTCTCTAACTGTTTATATATCTGTTTACTTATTTTCCCTCTATTAATTTTACTCATTGGCCATCAACTCTTTTCATGGATGTTTTATACCCTGTTGTAATTCCTAATAAACTACTTTCATATGCTTTTTTATATTCCTCTGCTAATCCTAACCAATATTGCCTATTAGAACTTAATTTCACTCCTGCTACTTCTAGTTTATCATCTGCACTCGCTTTTAATAAACAACCCTTATAACTAGCCTTATTAATATTATTATCATTGGATTCCAATAACAAGTTCAGGTCATCATCTTCAAAATATGGATACTCTTTTTCCTGAAGATTAAATTTTAATATTTCTAAAGGTGTTGCCATATTTATTCACCTTCCTTAGTTTCTCCTTTTTCTGTTTTCTCCAAAGACTCAACATAACCCTTCTTGGTCATTTCCTCACTATCTTCTGTTCTAACTTCAAATTCATCACCTATTTTAAAACAATCCTTATCATACTTTATATTTACTAATGCTCTGACTTTTATTATTGCTTTTTCTTCTACTGTTTCCTCTACTTTTTTATCTGTTTTTATTGTTTTTTCATCTGTTTTTTTAGCCATATTAACCAATCCTTTCCTTTTCTAAAATTTAAAGAGAGAAGGTGAAATACCTTCTCTCTTATTCAGCTACTGTAGCAAAGAAACATTCATCTGCTCTTTCAAAGCTTGGTAACACTAATTGAGATACTTTAGTTTCTACTGTAACAGGATCCTCTTTAGCCATAGTAGTTATTGCCACTCCAGTATTAACTATTTCTGTATCTAACTTAGATGAACCAAACATTTTATCCGCCTCTTCTGGTGTGGTTCCGTATACAGTTTTTCCTAGTGCTCCTTGAGGAATTAAAGTAACCTTATTATCCTCATAAAGATTCATGATTTTACCATCCTCTGCTACAAATACACCATTTAATATACCTACTTCTATTCCTAATTTTTGTTTTAAGTAATCTTTGACTAAGTTATCGGTAACTATTACATTGCTTAAGCCTTTAATTTCATTTTGTATAGCCGTATTTGCTCTTACATATCCAAAAGTCTTTTGTGTCATTAACATTCTGTTAGGTTTTGCATAACCCTCTACTACTAAAGCATTCTGCCATCTCTCTACATCTCCAACTATATCAGCAGTTGGATCATTCCATTTAGCAGTACCTTGAAGCACTTCTTTGTGTTCATCTGGAATACCATAGTCTACAACTACATCTCCATCATCAGTAATTATCTTTATTTCTCCATTCTGTAATAATTGGGCTCTCATTCTTTTTGCTTGTATTTCTGCACCATCAACTAAAGCTTTATAGTTTCCAAACACTTTATTTAGGATTTGATTAACTAATTCCTGGTTATTAGCTCTCATTGCTAGTAACATTTGTTGTCTATCTTTTTCCTTTATTAAAATAGATTCTTTAAAGAAAGGCATTTCTTTCTTTTCAAGATTTATGTCAGCTTTTAGTGTTCTTGGTTTAACTGCTACATCAAATGTAGACATTCTTAAAGCTACTGGCTTTTGTTTTGCACCCTTAGCCACTTCTAACTCCATTCCTAGTTGCTTATCATTTGGAAATAAAGCTTTATCCAAAGTTATTTGTGGTGGTAAATTTTTAATATATAGTGCTATTTCCTTTGCATTTATAAAATCTTTTAATTTCATATTATTTATTCCTCCTTCAAATTATAAAAATTTAATCATTGGTAGTGCTGCTTTTACTTCTGCAGTTGGTTTTTCTGGTAATACACTTTCTTTCACAAATCCAAAGATAGTTACTGGAACTACTTCTGTGCCATGTGAATTAGTAAAATCCACATCCTCATAAACAACTCCAAAAGCTTTATCATTTGTTACTGTAGTACCATCAACTTTTTTACCTACTTTGTCTACTATAGTGCCAGCTAATAAAATTCCTTCTGTAAGTGTTGCATCTGTTTTGTTTACCTTTATGTTAGTATTTTGAAATAATTCTCCAGCTAATCCTAGAATATTCTTCTGTTCTCCTAGTATTTTAGTTGAACTTTGTCTCATAATTTACTCCTCCTTTTATTTAAAGAAACCATCTATAGTTTCATTTATTTTAGCTTGGTCTGCCTGTTGTTTTCCTAGAACTTCACCTATACTTTTAGGTTGGTCAGTATTATTGCTAAATAAAGATGGACCACCTCCTATACTTCCAGTCCCTCCTGGAGTTTCCTCGGCAAATAAATAAGGATCAGATTCTTTTAAATTTTTAATCTGATCCTCTAGTCCTAAGAAGTTATCTCCATCAAGACTTATTTTTTCTATATCTAAAGCTTTTTTAAGTATTTCTAAATTCTTAGGCTTAAAATCTCCTAGCTTTTTCTCTAGCTTAGATTCAAATGTTATTTTATTAAGCTTAGCTTCATAATCATCCTTTACTTTTTTATTATCTTCCTTTAAATCTTCTATTTCCTTAGTTAATTCCTCATTATCTTTAACTTTTTCCTGTAGATCCTCAAGCTGCTTATCTCTTTTACCTATTTCCTTTTTATAATCCTTAATAGTCTGATTAGCAGTTTCCAACTCCTTTTTCTCTACATAATTTGAACTGTCTACTAGGTCTATATCCTTGTATTTCTTTTGTAAATCCTCTGGTATCTGTTTAAAGTGTTCTCCTAATATTTCACTTAATTTTGGCATCCTCAACAACCTCCACATTCTTTTCTTTTAACGTGCTTACCTTGTTTTAAAAACTCATAAGATTTTTTAAAATCCATTTATATATCTCCTTTCTACCCTAATAAATCTTTTTCTATTTCTTCAAAAGTATCACCATAAGTAAATCCAACTATTTTTATTCCGTCAAAAGTTTTCATAGTTAGAGTTTCATTATATGCCTTCTTATAATAGTCAAATTTCTTATCAAAATTAGCATTTTCATTGATTATTATTTCAGGCTTTTCAAATCCTGCCATTTCAATTTTTACACCTACATATTTTTTATCTTTATGGCTTGCTTCATAAAAACATTTTTCTAAATCATTAATAGTTAATTCCATTTATATCATTCCTTCCTTTAATTTTAAGCATAATAAAAGCACCTACTATTTTTAATTAGTAAGTGCTTTTTAATTAATTATTTCTATATTTTTTATTTCATTTTCGTACAATTCATAACTTGCACTTTCAGTATCTACTCCAATGCTAGCTATTTCAGGTTCATTATCTATAGCTTGAGTATAGTCACTACATTTACCCTGAAATGTATTACCACTTAAACAAGTTACTTTTATTGTTTTACCAATATATTTCCATAGATTCATATAATCACTTCTTTCTAGTTGGTACTATATGAGTACCTCTTTTAGAATAATGTATTTTACATCTATTTGTTTTTGATTCTTCATTAGTCATACTATTAACATTTATACCTATTTCTTTATCTACAGTTACAATTTCTTTATTATCCCATTCATTGTTTTGATTTAGTCTTATAATTCCATTTCCTGCATATTTATTAACTATTTTTTGTGCTTCATCAATTGATATTGTTAAGTAACTCCTACCTTCAATATAATTATTATGTTCTCTAATATGCTTTCCTTGCTTACTTTCTAATATTTCAAGTGGATATTTTCCACTTTTTATGTCATTTCTTATACTATTTATTATATCACTATTGCCATCATTATTGTTATCTTTTTTACGAATATTTCTAAACAAATTACTTTCTCCTGCAAATTCTCTTCCATATTCCTTGTACCAATCATCTAATTTACTGTTACTTCCACCATATAACCAATCATGAAGCTCTAAACCAATATCCTCCATACTCTTAGTTATAACTGGTGTAAAATAACAAACTCCATTAGGGTGGTCAAGTGGTAATTCATCTGGCTTATATGTTTTACCTTCTCTACTTTGACATAATGTACATGGTCCTCTATGAGAATTACTTGTATGCCACTCTATTCCCTCTACAAACGGATTAGCTTTGCAAGACCTTTGCATTGATAACTGATAAGCATGAGATATAGAAGTAACTGCAAGCCTAAAACTGTTATATTCTATTTTTTTATTTCCTACTCCTGGATAAATATTTTTAAAACTCCAGTCCTTTTTTACTTCTGGATTAACATAATCCGATAAGTCTTTTGCTAATTCATAAGTGCTCTTCTTTTCTACTAATCCTTTTTGAATTATATAATCAAAGTTTGCATTAGCTTCTTTCTCATGGAACCATAACCTTTCTGAAAGTCCTTTACCATCTTTGTAAAAATCTCCACTTATAAGCTCCTGTAGTGATTCCTGAGGTATTTTAGAGAACATATTTGAGAAGGTTTCTTTTGAATTTAATTTATACTTTATGTCTAGTAAATTAAAAAAATCTAATTGAATATTATTAGCATATCTAGCACTTTCTATCATAGAATTTTCTATATCTTTTTTAAGAATCTTATTTAATTCTTTTATGTCTTTCTTGAATTGTTTCTGATAATCTAATAACCATCTTTCACTTAAACTATCTTTATTTGCTCTCTTGGCTCTTTTCCCTAAGTCTTTTGCTACATCCCTATATAAATCCCTTATATTTTTCATTTGCTTCTTAGTAAGCATTATTCTTTGTTTCTGTGCCCTATCTACTAATTCTAAGTATTCATTCATCTCACCACCTCACTTTAAGCATAAAAATAGCACCTATCATCTTTTAGGTGCTCTGTATCCAGCTTTCTTAGCTTCTTCTATAGTGTTAAACCACTCTTCTGCTATAGTTCTATCATAATAAGTACTGCCTGGTACATGGTATATTTTTTCTCCTGTATTTTTATTAATATTTCCTTTTATTTTACCTTTATGATTATTTTGTGTTTTTATTTGTTTTTCTTGGTTAGCTTCTTGTGAATTACCTTTGTTATTTCCATCAACTTTACTACTAACTTTTCTATTAATAGGTGTTTTATTCACTGGCTCCACATGTACATAATTATAACTATTAAGTTGTAACCTCAAAGTTAGGACAAATAAAGCTCCATAAATTATAGTTCCTATTGAATATATAATAATTGCATCCTTTTTATCTTTGAGTATTTTACTACCTGTTAAAGTTGCTATAAGTAATGCAGAAAAAAATATTATAAACAGTATATAAAATATAATCACTAATTCCATAGCTATCCCCCTATTTCTATGTAAATTATAACATAACTAAGGGGAATTTTGGTACTTATAAATCCTTTAAAAATTCTTCATGCTCTGCTGCTGTAATAGAAGTTATATCTTCGCATATTTCTTTTAAAGCATTATCTACATCTTCTTCAGAACTAAAATCTTTAATATAGCTTCTATGACTTCTAACATTAGTCCTAACTTCTTCCATAGCTAACTTCTTCTTATCTTCTTCATCTTCTGGAATAGGGTAATTTTTATCTAAAACTATATTATAGAGTAAGTCATTCCATTCTTCTTTCCAGTTCTCATAGCATTTAAATTTACCACATGCTTCTACTATAAGTCTAACCATAGACCTTATAATTGGTTCCCAATCATGCCATTTTTCTTCACAACGTGCTACAAGCTCAGAATAAACATATTTTAAAGCTTTAGCACTAGGAATATTTCTTAATTGTTCTGGATGTGGTATTCCTAATTTTTCATACATACTTTTATCTAACTTATCTAAGTATTTGAGTACTGGATCTGCATTAGTAAAATTACTTTCTACTCTTAGTACTTTAGCTTGTTTATTGCCTTCTGTATCTTCTATACTCTTTAAAGCCATAAGTGCATTAGGAGCAATATTACAAGCATTAACTGTATCTTCTGTTGCGTCTATTATAGCTGTTTGTCCAAACATTAGAAATCTAAGGGAATCGTTAAAGTCCGATAATCTCCTATTGTAAGAATCTTGTAGTGATTTTAAATCTTTTATATCACTTTGACCATAAGGACTAACTATACTTTGTTCATTGCAAATGACCCAACATGGTATTTTAGAAAGTCCTGTGTCTTGTTCTTTTATCTCTATTGGTGTTTCTAAATTATCACCTTTAAAAGTTTCTATTCTTAGATAGCAAGTAGATTCTTTATCACTTATTTTATTCATATAGTAAGTGTATCTATACCATAGCTGTTCCTTTTGCTCCTTATTTGCTGTTTCAGTATCTTGCCTTACTAATACTATCTTATTTAATTTAGTTACATCATTAGGATCTACTTCATAATTAAAATCATTAATATCATGCCAGTATAATCTTATAGGTTGTCCTGGATTAGCTTCTAATCTTAGCATTACTCTTTTAGTTACTGTTGCAAGTCTAAAAGCTTTCATAGTATTACTCCAAAATTTAGAAGCATTAAGTATTGCATCAATAAATTGCCTTAATTCTTCGCATGTCTCTTTATCTTTTTTGTCTAATGGTTTTAATAATATATCTGGTTCTTTACCAAACATAAATCTAGCTTGCTTATTTATTAAAGGCTTAATCTTATTGTCTATTACTTGTGAAGGTACATAATCCAAATCATCTAAAGTAATCCAATTTTGCCCTAACAGGTCCTTGTTTAATTTTGCAACATCTATATTTTCACATTCACCTAGATAAAATAGAAAATCCTTTAATGCTTGTTTTCTTTCCTTTTTTTCTCTATCACTTAGATTAAGCAATATTTCTTTTATGTTCATTAAAATACAGTACCTCCTTTCTTCCTATAATTTTTAAGAACATTTTGTTTAAGCCCTCTACCTTTGTTGTAAACTGATTTATCATATTTAACATTAATACCTTTAAACAATACTGTATTTACAAAATACCTTAAATTATCCATGTGATGGTCATTTTCTTTAACTGGTTTATCTTCACCTTTTAAACTTGATTTTTCATCCCATATATAAGTTTCAAATTCTTTAAAAGTTTCTATATTGCAATCATTAAAAAGAATTAATCTATTTTTTAAAGCATTTCCTACATTTCTTATTCCCTCAATCACATCATTTTTAGCTTTTTTAACCTTAATTCCTCTTTTTCTTAACTCTGCTATAAAACTTGCTGCACTTGGGTCAACTATTACTTGAATCGATTTATCATAATCCATAAACTTCTCTAAGTCATCTGCATACTCAACATCTGTTTTTTGTAGTTTCTCTTCTCGACCACTATGATGATATTCCTTGATTTTATACCATTGCCCTGTATCATCTTTCCCATACATTCCAAATGTAGTAGGATTTTGGGTTCCATAGTCAATAGATATATACTTCTTTGTGTATTTTCTCTCTATGGTATGCACTACATGCTTTTCTTTATTAAACATATCATATATAACACCCTCTGATAATATCCACAATCCTAATATAAACCTTTGATAGAATACTCCAGCATAAGCATTTTTAATATTTTTCTTGTATTCTTCACTCAAGGCTAAATTATCATCTAAAGTAAAGTGCCAATGGCAATACCTTTTTTCTTTAGCTTTATCTATATATTCTGTTTTAATATAATGATAAGGACTATCTGGATTAGTAGTCCAAAATGCTCTAGCACCTTTTAAACTCATTCTTGATAAAGCTTGTTTAACAAATGTTTCATGATGTAAGGTTATTTCATCAGCATACCATCCACCAATAGTAATACCTCTTATTTTACCTTCATCATTAGCTTTAGACCCACCTCTGCAATAACATATTTTAGTTTTATTATTATAGCGGATTATAAGTTGTGCTCCACCTTTAGCACTATCTTGATATATAGCTCTACTTCTGCCTAGTATAAAAATCATATCGCCTATAACATTTCTGTATAATGAATCTGTACTTTCACCAGACATTAGGAATACATCATTTGGGGAATTAAGTATAAATAAAGTCCATGCTAGATTTACTATAAATGTTTTGCCACTTCTTACGGAACCTTCAAGAATATTTATAAATCCTAATTCATTTTTAAGCGTCTTATTTATTACATCTCTTTGTTTATCAGAGTATTTATATGCCATCTTTTAATCCCTCTAACATTTCCTTTAATGCCCCATCATTAGCATTATCATCTCCCCCAGTTTTTGCCTTCTCAAAGTCTAGTTTTTCTCTAGCCATCTGAACCTTAGCTTTTTCATTATCTACCTTTATTCTTGTTTCAGTAGGTAGAAGGTCTAATCTATCACTTAACCACTGTAGAGCCTTCATTTTATCCTGGAGCTTAACTGATACTCCATTCTTACCTTGTGATACTTCTGAAATAAGTGTTCCATCTACTTCATTGCTATCCTTAAAATCTACATAATTGACCTCAATCATTACTGGATTGCCTTCTTCATCTTTATCTACTTCTATTTCTTTTCTTCCGAAGGTTACATAGTCTGAAATATCTGCAAATGCTATATCTATATACTTTTGAAATATGTCTTCTGGCTCTAACATAGCCTTATTTAATTTATTTGCTTTTAATTTTTTAATTTCACTTTGAATTGAAGTTTTTTGAAGTAGCTGATAACCTTGTTCTCCAGCAGTATCTTTTGAATACCCTGCTTTAATTGCAGCCTTTGTAGCATTAAAATACTTAATGTAGTAAATACAAAAAAGCCTTTGCTTATCAGTAAGTTCAGTATTCTGTAATACTTCTTTTACTTCCTTAGCAATAGGCTCCCTATCATTATTTTCTGTTGCAACATTCTTTTGTTGCGTTGCACTCTTTGTTGCAACATTTTTATTTATTTCATCATCCCAGTTCTCTCTATTTTTCCTACTTCTTAGAGTAGAATATTTAACTCCATGTTCCTTTGCAAATTCCTTTAACTTTACATCTCCATTTAGTTCTATATATTCTTTTTTTATATTTTCCCAATCAGGGCTCCTTGTTTTAGCCATATCTACATTGTCACCACCTCTACTTTTCTATAAATAAAAAAGAGCCTATATATTAAGCTCTTTTAATAACTTCTTTCTTACATGTTCATCATTTATTTCTTCATCATAATTAAAATAAATAAGTTTTATATTATTCTTATTGCATAATTCCTTTTTCTTTTTATCTAATTCTTGTCTTTTCTTAAATGTTTCTTTACCACCCCAATGCTTAAAGGGTTTGAAGTGTTGTTCTCCCTGGTATTCTATTCCTATATCTAAAGTTTCTATGTAAATATCTAATTCTAGTCCATCTAAAAATGGGGGTCTAAAATGTCTATACATAGTTAGCTCTGGATATAGTTTTCTTATTATCTTATATAACTTAGTTTCATTCTCCCATTTCTCGCCAACTCTTTTAGATTTAAACCAATCCCTTACTTCATTTTCAATTATTTTATGTACTTCTTTTAATCTTTGTTTCATTACATACTCAATTGCATAATATAATTTCTTATATTGTAGCTCATTATCTTCTATATAAAAATGTCTTAATAATATTGCTTCTTCCCTATGCTCTATCTTCTTAAGCATATCCAATATTTCTTTATCTTCAAATCTATCTAATAATTTATACCTTCTTATATCTTCAAGTAAATCTTTATCTGTTGGATCTAATATTAATCTGATCTCAATAGGACCATCTTCTTTTAAATAATATATTCCATCATATGTACTAGGGTTTATCCCCTTATTAAAGTAATTTATATTTATATACCAGCCAAAGGTTCTTTTAAATTTAGTTCCATACATAGGAGTGCAATATTCTTTAGTAGGTTTTTCTATATTACATCTGTGGCATACATCTTCTTTAAATTTTATATGGTTTAGCCATTCTAATCCTACTGGTGGATTTTTCTTTCTTATAACCTCATTTATACTTTCTGGCATATCTAATTGTTTTAATAATATCCACTCTGGAGGATTAAGCAAACTTGAAGGATATTTTAAAAATAGTTTTATGCAATTTTCTACTGCTTTTCTCATACATGAACATAAAACTACTTCTGAATTTTTATCCTTCTGGAATCCTACGAAATTTCCATACATATCTGTATAGTGTACCAATGGATATGGTAAGTTTTCTTTTAGTATCATTTATATCACCTAATAAAGTCATTCTATATAAATTATTTAATTCCTTTTAATATTATTTAAACTTTACTATAATTGTTACTATATAAAAATACCAATTATCTAGGAACTAACATCTTCTCGTTTAAATATTATTCTTATATTCATTTTGTGTTTCTATTTTTTTTAGTATATTATCTATTTTGTATTCTAATTTAAATACTTTTTTATATTCTTCTTCCTTTAGCTGATTAATGTCATCATACCTATCTAGCATATACAATAAATCATATAGGTCTATTACTTCTTCAACAAGCTTTTCATCACTATACTTTATTAACTCGTATTTAACTCTTTCGTAACTATCAAAAACTATTTCTAGGCCTTTGTAGGTATACTGAGTCCCAAACCCTTTTTGTAAATGTTCATAAAAACTAATCTTTTCCATTCTATCTCTATTTTTTATTATTTCATTCTTTAAAAATTTAGTTACAATTCGTATAACATTTTTTTTATTCTCTTTTTCTTTCTCTTGTTTTAAACCATTTTGATATTTTATTTCTTCCTTTAAAACAGCTATTGAACCTTCATAAGCTTTCTTTCCTCCTACTTTAGTTCCCCATATAGTGCCACCTATACCTAGCATACCAGCTATTAAAGAACCTAATATAGTTCCATAAAAATTTAACATATTTTCTTGAAATATAAAATTTAAGGAATTAGCTATTACTCCTAACATTATAAATTCTATATTTATTATTACCACTAAGGAAATTAATTTTAATAAGTGTTTTAATTCCTTAGCAAGTATTAGAGATAAAATGCAGGATATAATTGCAATAAAAATAAATGATATCCCCATATTAAATTTTTGTTTTAATATAAAATATATAGCCATAAATAACGATATGACTGAAGCAATCAATAAATAAATTGCTAATTTTTTTTCATTCTTTTCCATCATAATTACATACCCTCCTTTCACATAGTTCTTCTACATAAAAAGAGGTAATCCTCCACTATTCGCTCGTCTATTTCCGATTATTTATGACATAAATACAATATATAGTATTTATAATCCACAATACTAACAATATGTTGTGGATAAACTATTTTTGTCTTATAGCTCCGCCCCTACCTCTATAATAACTATCATGCTTCATTAATTTCATCACATCATTAAAGGAGAGGTGCTCCTGCTTTCCTCTCCTGGATTTTTTCTTATTATTCTGTTGCTTTAATCTTTTATGTATATCTGGCTGCTGTGTCTTTATTATCTTTTCTACTTTCACACCTCTCACCTCTTTTAAATTCTTTTCCATAAATTACTTAAAGATTTTTTAAAAAAAACACGATATAATTTTAATGTTATGTAAATACCACTTATTCTAATACTTACATAACATTAAAATTAAATATAAAAGGGAGGTGGACTCCATGAAAAAGAGACTGTTTGTAAAAATAATCTCTTTGATTCTTATTTTTATAGTAATATTGAAATTAGTACTGCTATTATAAAAATAAGAACCTATGCATCTGCATATCTGAAATGATACAGGTGCATGGAGTTCACCTATCATTAAACAATTAAAAATTAAAAATAGACACCTACTTTTATTTAAGTAGGTGTCTTCTGTGTTAATAAATGCTTTGGCAAGTACACACTCTTGCCTGTAATCCCTGCTAACGATTCAGTTGTTTAAATATATTTGTTTACATTACCATTCTATCATGCCTATTTAGTAAATTCCTTGCGGTTTTGTTGCAATTTTGTTGCACGTTTTTATAATTTTAATAGTTTACTAATATCTTCTACTATTCTTTCTCTAGTTCTACTAACAGTACTTTTGTCCATATTTAAATTGAATCCTATTTTTTCTAAACTTAATTTATCCTTATATTTCATTTCTGCTATTAATCTATATTGAGTACCCAAAAGTCCAATTATATATTCCATCTCTGCATTTTCATTTTTAGCTTTTCTTATTCTTGCGTGAAGCTTTAATATTTGTTTTCTAGTATCTTTCCATTCTTCCATTAGTTTATCTATTTGTTTAATAGTTTCTTGTTCTGCATAACTTACTCCCAATGAAGAACTTTGGACTTTTTCTGAATAGCTTATTCCCATATTTAACTCTGTTTCTATATCTACATTGTTATTTCTTATATCTTGTCTTAATTGTTCCTTAGTCTTTTCTAATACCATGCATCTATACTGTAATTTCTCTATGTTCTTTAAATTATCATAATATCTATAGATCCTACCTTCTGTTTTTCTAAAAGTTTCTTTATCTATCATTCAAGTCCTCCTCACATAATTCTATTAAATCTGGTCTATTTAGTTGCTTATCTACTTGTCTAGTTTTAGCTGTTACGTATCTAAAACTTACAACTATAGTAGCAATAGCTATAAAAATACTTAAAATTATTATGTTCACAATTATTCCTCCCTTGTTTAAAATGGTATCTCCCCATCATTTATTGGTGTTATATCTTCATTGAAATCTTCTATCTCTGATGTTTGGTTATTTTTCTTGTTTCCTAAAAATTCAACTTCATCAGCTATTACCTCAGTAACATAAACTTTCTGCCCTTCTTTGTTTTCATAGTTTCTTGTTTGAATTCGTCCATTAATTCCTATTTGACTTCCTTTTCTCATATAGTTTGCTGTAGCTTCTGCTATTTTCCCAAATACAACTATTGGAACAAAGTCAGCCTGTTGCTGCCCTTCCTTTGCAAACCTTCTATCAATTGCCAATATAAAATTTGTTACTGCAGTGCCACTCCCTTGTATAAATTTTAAGTCTGGGTCCTTTGTTAGTCTGCCTATTAATACAACTCTGTTCATTTATAATTCCTCCTAATTTGTAAATAAATATTTAAACTCTTTTAGTTACACTTCTTTATTATTTGACCTTTAAGATCGTAAATAATTTTATGGTCTAAATCTATCCTGGCTCTTATTCGTTTTCTTCCTCTCTTTAAAACACATGGATACGTAATACTGTAAGTTTGCTCAAACAACTTTACTTCTCCTGAAAAATATTTTTGTAAATTTTTCATCCATACCTCCACGTTATTCACCTCTTCATTTTCTTTTGCTCTAATTGTCTGTATAATAATATCTGCATTTCCCATTATCATGGCCAGTTGGTTCTGGAATACAATGTTCCTCAAATTCTTTATATATTTCGCATTCTCTACAATGTTTAGTGCAATCTCTGCAATTATAGTACATAAGTAACTCTACCAAAGCATAATAATCTCTATTTTCCTCATAACATTCATCTAGTTCACTCTTCATTTTTTTCTTGTACATATTTACAGCATATCTGTCTTGGATATTTATATATGCACTTTTAATACTGTTATAAAATGTTTTTGAAGCAGTTTTATTTAGTCTTTTACATATGCTGTTTAGAGCCTTTAACCCCCATGTCTTTGCCATTTTTAAACCTTTACTTTCTTCTTTAGTTAAATTGTCCCTTTCTCCCCATTCCTCTACAATCATTTCAGCTTGATCTATATACTTTTTTAAGAAAAGCAACTGAACTCTTTCATTTTTATTTAAGTAATCTTTCATTTTTCCCATTCCTTTCATCCTTCTAAAATATGCTTAAACAAAACTTGTGTAGTTACAGCCCCTACTCCATTTCGAACTGGTGTTGCATGAGCTTTCCTTGCTACATCTTCTTCTACATCACCTAGGCCTACGTCTATTACTAAGCTATTTGCCTTCACCATGTCTTTTTTTATTAGTCCTTGTACTCCTGTACAACCTCTAATTACATCTTCTTTTTTATATTTATCTACATGCTTATTTATAGATTTTGTTATTCTTCTTACTGCTGCATTACTTATGTCTAAAATCTCTTTTATTTCTTTTTCTGTGTATTCTTCCTTAGGAAATTTCTTAAAAAGTTCCTTCTGGAATTGTAGCTTGTACCTTATATCTATTTGCCTACTTTTATGTGGACTATTATCCCCTCTGTGATGTTCTGAACATAAATACATGATATTACATTGGCAATGTTCCAAAGCCTTCTGTTGGCTCTTAAAAACTATATGATGTTTTTCTGAATTTGGTCTACCACATACTTTGCATATCTTCATATTTTCCTCCTGTGTTTACTATCAAATGATTGTCATATGAGAATACAGTTATAGAACTATACTCTCATACAACCTTATTCCTGTATTATTCTATTTAAATTTCTTCTTTAAATTATGCTATTATTTGAACATTTTTTATATCTTTAAGTTGTTCTTCTAAATAAGTTTTTATTTTTATCATGGCTTCATTTCTCCATGCTCCTCCATCAGCTTCAAATAATGCTGCTCTTGGACCACTTTGCATTCTAAATATAAATTTTGATTCTGGTTGTTCTATCTCTGGAAAAGTTCTAAATGGTGCAAGTGCTACTGGATTAGGTACTTTCACTTCATTTACACTTGCCACCCCTGTTTTTATTGTTGCAGCTTGACTTACCCCATCATCACCAATTTGTTTTACTGCTTCATCTTTAACACAACCTGTTACTTTAAGTAACAATTCCCTATCTTTATTTTCTACAAATGATGATTGAAGCATTATATTAAATTGTTCTGTATCTAAAAATCTATCAAAGATTATATTATTAGGTGTTAAAGCTTCGCATGATAGATAATATTCTCTATCTCTATCCCCTCTTAGTTCTGAACAAAGTTCTACACAACTTGGGCTATTTACATGAATTAATAATTTTTTACTACTCTTTGTATCAAAATTTGATTTTAAATAATCTACTAATGCAGTTAATGTAGTTGCATTTAACTTTGATGGCTTTGGATCTCTTACTCTGTATAATTCTTTTGTTGAATAATTTTGACCATCTACCTCTATTACCTTTGTTTCTCCTAAACCTACTAAATACTCTAAAGCTTCTTGACTAAACATAATTCATTCCTCCTAAATTTTATTATTTAATTACTTGTAATCCAGATAAATCTTCTTTATTTTCTTCCATCACTTCTCCAGTTTCACCATCAACTTTCAAAACCTGTTGTCCTGGTAGCTGCTTTTTAAATTCAGTTCCTAATACTTCTCCTTCTAAAGTTCTGTCTATAATAATCTTTGTACTCACAGATGATTTTGGAGCTAATTTAGTTTTTGCAGTTATTTCAACTTCTGTAAGTTCTCTATCTTCACTTGTTGTAAATTTCATTTCTAAGGTCAACTTCCTTTTGGGCTTAAAATCTGTATTTGGATCTGCTATGTTCTCCAGCACCTCTTTTAAAGCTTGGTCCATTCTTTCTGCTAAAGCTCCATTAGCGAAAGTTTCTAAGTTAATCATCTTTTTAGACATTACTGTTCCTCCTCAAATATATTTTTAGGTAATTCTTTAAAATCTTTTTCCTTCTTTAACCTGTTCTTTTAAATATCTCTGCCAGTTACCACCCTGGAAATAAAGCTTTACTGCTTGATCTATAACTTCTTTATTATCCATAGTTCTTATTCCCCTTTAATTCTTTCCTCTAATCTTTTGATTTTTAAATCTTTTTGAAGTTCAACTTTATCTTCTATATCAAAAGCTAATTCCATTTGTTCTAGCATTATTTTTACATCTGCTATTTCTTCAGCTATGTTAGATATATTACTTTTACCTCTTTTAAACTTGCATAATTCTTTTTGTAGTTCTGACATTTCTTCAAATACCATATCTATTTGAGCATATAAGCCATACTTTGATATTGCTTTTTTATAAATTTCTTTATTTCTTTTATTTGAATCTACATTTTTTATTATTTTTATTGCAGCATTTAAGGCTTTTACATCCTTTTCCCATATTGGATCACTATCCTCTGTTATGGAATATTCACTGTTTTCTTTTAAACTCTCAAGTTGTTCTATTATTTGTTTCTTATTCATGCTTATCCCCCTATCTTATATGTCTGTATGGAATTGATATAAACTCTTTACTTATATGGTCCTTTAATTTTTCTTGTAGTTCTTTCTCCATAGCTGCTATATCATAGCCTAATTTTTCTGCGTCTTTTCTTGTTTGTACTGTTACAGATAACTCTGTATGTTCTATATCTCTTTTTAGCTTGTCTATCTCCTTTAAAGCCATAACTCCCACTGCTACTGTAATTGTTATGTCTGTTATTATTAAAGCCATTAACATTTGTTATTCCTCCTTATCCCAACCTAATAATTTCTTTTCTAAATCATCAAAGTCATAATCCCTTTGTTCGTAGCTATTAAAGTTATCTTTTTTTATGCCATCTTCATATTTACTTTTTGTTAGCTTCTTATTGTCATAATTACCTTCTAACACTTTCATTACGTTTACGTCATTCTTAAACAGCCAATCAAACTTTATGGTCCAGTTTCTATCATTTTGCCCTTGTAAAAAGTCACTTTCTTTTATTTTTTCTATAGCTTTTAAAATATCTTCCTCTGTTAGATCTAAGTTTTTCATTCTAGTTTTAACTTTATCTCTTCTAGTACCTGAAATAGTTCTAATTTTATTAATAGTGTCAGGAAGGCTATTCCAACTTTCTAATATGTTATTCCAATTTATCTTATTCTTATCTTTATCTATATCTATATCTTCTTCTCCTTCTCCTTCTAGGGAGCTAACATTAGCTTTACTGTTAGTTTTACTGTTAACTTTACATTTACCACTTGCTAGTAGCTTTTGTTTTTCCCTGTAACCTCTCATATACTCTCTCATATACTCTTTACGTTCCTCTAACTGGTCAAGAGTTTGGTGCTTACTCCAGTTTGGAATTGTTATAACATTATCTATTATTTCTACCATTCCAAATCGTTCAAATGTATTTATTGCTAATCTCACTGTATTTAAAGGTCTACGGAATATGGTTGCTAGCATTTCATCTGTATAAGCTATTTTGTCATTCATCATAAATACACCAGAATTATTATTTTTACCAGCTAAACATAAAAGTTTAAACCAAATTACTATAATGCTATCTGCTTCAGGCATACTTTCAATTAAAAGTATCTTTTCATCATCAAATATATCTGTAACGATCTTTATCCACTTTACCTCCGCCACGTTATCACCTCAATGCTTCGTGTAACTTATTCAATTTCTCTCTTAAATTTTCAAACTGATATTTATCTAAAGTAATTTTAAAATCTAAAGTTTCTATAAAATATTCCCTGGATGAATAATCAACATCAAATTCATCTGTTTTACCTTTATATACAAATTCTATTTGTTTCTTAATCATTTGTACTCCTCCCGTTAAAATGGTTCTTCTGTAAATTTAACTTGATTATCTTCGCTAACTTCTTCATATTCAGCTTCAACAACTGAATTGTATTCTTCTAATTTCTTTAATAAATCATTTGCTATATCATAAGTTAATGATCTTAAGCTATATCCAAATTGTTGGGCAAAATTCTCAAGTCCTTCAACATTTTTACCATCTGCTAAACCTTTCTGTTTTGCTATTTCAAATATATATTCCTTTTGTTCTTTCTGTACTGGTTTAGGTTGCTTTTTAACTTCATGCTCCTTTTTAATTTCTTCCTTAACATCTATTTTGTTATCCTTTAGTTCCTTATCATCTACTCCAACTTCTTCTGGAGAATACATGCCTTCAAAATCTTCTGGAAAGGCCTCTCTTAACGCTTGTACTAAAGCTACCTTTCTAATCATAGTTCCTGGTCTTTGTGTCCAGTTTGAGTTAATAGTTCCATCCTTTTTCTTTCCTATATATTCATTAAGATTGACTGATATTTCTACTGGATGTTCTTTATCTTTTCTATAAGCCTTAGCCCAACCTCCTAGTAGTTCTTCTTTTCCCTGCATGTAGAATGTACCATTTCTGAATTCTATCTCACCTTTTAAATTAAATACTATTATGCCTGCTTTATACCCATTTGAAACCGTTGAGTTAGCAGCTCTTTTAGTAAAAGTATCTTTGCCTGTAACTAACGTTGCTGGAAAGTTACCATATTTAATTAAATACGCTTCTCTTAAAAATGGATTTAACTTCTGATATTGACAAAGTTTTATAAACATCATTACTTCTTGGTCTGTAACCTTACTTGCGTCCCCACTTACTAAATATTTTTTAACTATAATTGGTGATAGCTTTATTTCTTCTCCATTGACTTCATAATTAGCTTGTGCCATTTCCATTAAATCAGTTGAATTATTTCTCATTTCAACATACCTCCAATTTCTTACCTTTGACTACTGCAGATATTATTAGTTGAGTATTTATTTCTGGTATATCTGTAATACTTTCAGCGTTATCTATAAAAATGGGTAATCTTAAATTAAGTACATTCATTACTAAGTTACTTATCTCTAATCCTGCTTTAATTCTTTCAGCATTAGATAAAATATTAAATTCTCTACCTTTGTAAGTTATCTTAAAATCATCTTTTATCTCGCCATCTTTAGTTAATTTTTCAAACTGTAACTTAACTTTATTTAAATAGTTTCCTATAAATTCAGTTTGTTTCTTAAGCTTTATAGAGTTAAACTGCTTAGCTCCATCTATTAATAAATTAATTTCTTTAATCTTTAAATTATTATTTTGTAACTTATCCTTGGATTCTTTAATTTTTCCCAATATCTCAAACTGTTGCCTTTGTAAACTTTCAACATTCATATTAAAAGCTAACACTTCATTTTTTTGTTTTTCTAATTCCTCTATAGTACTTTTAAGTTCTTGTTTTTTAGTTTCTATAGTTTTATTTTCTTCTTCCTGTTTAGCTTTTAAAGTTTCAATTTTAACTTTAACTTCATTAATCTTCTTAGTATTTTCTAATCTATATCCATTAACTTGTTCTGAATATTCTAACTCTAATTTGTGATTATCTTCCTTGCCTTTTTCTATTTCTGCTGCTTTCCTTTTACCTTTTTCAATTATGGATTGCATTATTTTTGCTAATCTTTCTCTCTCAAGTTCATTTATATCTATTTCATTACCGCAGCTATTACAAGTTATAGTCTTTGTTCCTAAATCATCATACTGTCTTTTATAATCCCTATATTCATTTAGAAGATTAGTTCTTTCTGCTTCTAAGTATTTTATATTTACCAACTGTGGTTTCTCATATGGTATAGCGATAAGCTCAATGTTTAGCTTATTAAGTTCTTGTTCTAATGATTTTAAATCTTTATCATCTGGTACCTCTTGATGTCTTTCTAATTCTTCTTTTAATCTGTTTAATTCTGTATCATCAAATGTTTTAATCTCTGGAATATCTATCTTTGTTTGTCCATCTATTATTCCTTCTAAATAGATGTTATCTTCTTCTAGCTCTTTTAACTCTGCTCTTTTATCTTTTAAAAATGTAACTGAATTTAATAAGAATTTGTTTTTTATTAATTTATCTTTTAAAAAATCTCCTAATTCATTTAAACACTCCTCTTTATTAACTTCTTTCATTATTCCAGTTAGAACTTCTTTAGCATTTTTAGGTGTTAAACTTGGAAAATAATATGGATTAAATATTGTTAAAAAGACTTCTTTCCCTTCATAAAACTTTTTAGCTAATTCCGCATTAGTTACTTTTTCATCATCTAAGTAAATTTCATTAGTAGACCCTTTTTTTCTTCTGATTAAAATATGGTCCTCTTCATTAAAATCAAATTCAACTATAACCTCTGTAACTTTTGCTTTGTCATTCATCAGCCTATTACTAGCTCTTTCATTTCCTGTTAGATCAGTTCCTAAAAAAGCCCATGTAATAGCTTCTCCTATACTTGTTTTACCTTGTGCATTATCTCCTTCTATTAAAGTGTTGCTCTTAAAAGTTAATTCTGTTGCTTCTAAATAACTTTTAAATCCTTTAAGATGTAATTTTTTTATATAAAGTTTATTCAATTTACTTTTCCTCCTTATCAAACTCACAATAAATCTTGTCTGTTTCCTTGTCATAGTAAATTCCAATTATAAAGTGTTCTGGATTCTCTCCATCATAAATCTTAAAATCATGTTTATTTAAAGTATCTATTTCTGCATTTATGGTACTTATTAATACTTCTAATGCTCTATTCATCTTTCTTGTTCCTCCTGTTTTATAAATACAAGTTCATGTATCATAGCTGAATTATCAGCCATAGCTACCAATGTTCCACATCTTAAGCAATACATTTTTTCATAAACTTCTGGATAAAAAGCCATATTGCCTGTAGAATAAACCTCCTCACAACCACATTTAGGACAAAATTCATCTTCTACATAAGGAACTTCATATCCGTTAGACCATACATCAACTTTTAATTCTAATTTATTTATTCTTTTTCTTATTTTATTTTTAGAAAGTTTATTTCCTAAAATTTTTTTCTTTATCTTTCTTGGAAGTTTTTCACCATCTTCAAGTCTAGTTTTATACCTCCAGAAGTTTAGATTAGTTACTTTCATCTTTACAATTCCTCCGTTTTCTCATATACTTTAGTTACGATTTTTTTATTAATTATTTAATTTGGCTGCTCTGGCAGCTCTTTTTTATGTCTAAAATATTTTTTAAATCTTCTGGATTTAATTCTTGTAAATCTGCTATAGTTTTTCCTTCTATGTTGTAAACTTCTGTTCCATCTAAATCATATTTGCTAGGAATATCAGAACTGGTATCAACAGTGCTAGCTCCCAACCTTTATCACCTGCCTTTGCTATTCTTCTAATGTTTAAAACTATCAAAATCACTATTGCTAGTAAGCTATAGATGCTTAAAACAAGTTGTCCCAGTGTTGTCATATTCTCACCTCCTGTCATATATAGATATAATAGTGGACAGTGTTTGCGTTTTTCGCTTAGTAAAATTTTTTATAAAGGCTGTATGCTTTTAGTTAGTACCTACCCCATTCCTTATTGCCATTTGTCCTACTATAGTTGTATATATCTCTATAAGCTTTTTATCTTGTGCTATAACATCTAAATAGTTAAGTTCATCTATCTTACTTTTGCATATTCCTTGTAACGCTTGTCTTGCCCTCATGTTCTTCAATCTAATTTTTAAATCACAACCTGCTCTTTCTTCTAGTGCTTTATAGGCTTCTTCTTTTGGCTTTTTATAATCTTTAAGTTTAAAGCATATCTTAGTCATTAATCTATTTGTTTCACCTCTCCAGCTGTTGGAAGGTCTTATTTCTATAACCTCTCTTACTGTTTTAAGTTCTTCTTTAGTTTCTAATACTTTGTGATTAACTTGGTTAAGTTGTTGTTTAACGTCTTTCATTTCTTGTAAACTTTGTATTAAAACATCTTCTATGCAAGTTGGCTTGTGCTGTTTTTTTAATTTTTTCTCACATTCGATAAAGTAATTTCTATATTCATGTGATTTTTCAGTTCTAGCCATCATTGCTATATGCTTTGCGAATTCTAAAGTTATAGCAAAATCCATTGTTTCATTACCTTCAACATTATGTTGAACCCCTACCCAATCAATGTTTTCTTTAAAAAACTCATTCTTTTCTATATTAGTTACATACCATCTTGACCATACTGCTCTATTAAGTCCTAATCCTATATATAATTCTTTTGCACTTACTAACTGTTTTCCATCTTTGTTTTGTATGTTTATTAAATCATTCATTAATGCTCTACCTCCTATAATTTATTAACCTTTCGTATACATTCCCTTAGTCACTAGTGGGATTTTAACTAGTGCTTATCCTGCATTCGCCATTGCGGCACTAATAGATATGCTCTTAAGTGTGTTTAACAAGATATGTTGTTTTAAGGTTTGTACTTATTTATAGAATTGTTTATTTATCTGTTTTCTTATAGGTTTCATTTTCTTCAACTTTTGCTTTCAATAAAACATTAAAAGCCTTTTTTATTCTTTCTTTATCTTCCTTATAATTTCTATTAACTATATAGCAATCAGTTCTGTAACCCATTTACTCGCCCCTTTTTACTCATAGTGCGTAAATTTATCTTAAAAAAATTTGGTCCAAAGACAAATTTAATTCTTTAACTATTAAAGCCAATGTAGTTATGCTTGGCTTTTTTCTTCCTGCTTCTATATCGCATATAAAAGAAGTACTCATACCAATACTTTTAGCCAGCTTTGTTTGTGTCATACATCTTTCTTTTCGTGCCTCTCTTATAGCACTCCTTAATTTATGTTCTGCATCCATTTTCATTTTTATTTACACCACCTTTCGTTCTTGGTTACGCTTCTTGAGTAAATTATATTACGCACACAGAGTAAAAACAAACATGTTTTCACCTCATATCTTACGCTTTTAGCATAAATTGTAAGAATAATAGAGATAATCTTATTTAATCACAATATTTCTCTTATTTTCTCGGTTTTACTCTTGTAGCATATATTTACACTATGGGCGTAATACTATATAATACAGTTAATTAGAAGAAAGGATGTTAAAAATGGATTTTAATATAGGTAAAAAGCTTAAAACTCTTAGAAATAAAAAAGGATATACATTAAAAGAATTGTCCGATCTATCAGGTTTATCAGTATCTTTTATATCAGATGTAGAAAATGGTAGGCGAAATCCCAGCATTGAAAATCTTCAAAAGCTTTGCATATCATTATCAGTAAAAATAAATTATTTTTTTGAAGATATTGATAATAATTATGATAGCAAATATAAGGTTACTAAAAGAGATATAAACCAATATGATGAATTTATAAAAAATGCTGGGGAATTTTTTATGAATGATGGTGTTGCCGAAGAAGATAAAGAAAAAATTTTTAGGGATATAACAGAATTATTTTGGAAATCTAAAGAGATTAATAAAAAGAAATACAAAAAGAAAAAATAGTAAGGGGTTGGGAACATGATTAATATACATGCCAGAGTAAAACATTTAATTCAAAAATACGGTACCCGTGATCCTAATAAGATAGCTGACTACTTGGGAATAAATGTTGAATATAAACATTACTCCAATTCTACAAAAGGATACTTTATAAAAATACTTACAAATAAATTTATAATTATTAATTCTAGCATCCCTAATCATGAAAAAGAAATAGTTCTCGCCCATGAATTAGGACATGCTGTTTTACATCATAATAAGGATATAAAATTCATACGAGAGTTTACATTGTTCCCAACTGGTCGTTATGAAAATGAAGCTAATAAATTTGCAGCCGAATTACTAATCAATGAAAATATTGATAAATGTTATATAGAAAACATGAGTATAGATCAATTAGCTTCCTACTTTTGTGTCCCTAAAGAACTAGTAAAATATAAGTTTAATAAATTTTTTTAACGTTCTATCGAACATGCGTTCGTAAAATAAGGAGTGATTTAACATGATAGCTGTATATTGTAGAGTCTCTACAGAAGATCAACATGAACGAGGTACTATAGAAAATCAAATAGAATTTGCTAAGAAGTATTGCGATTTACATGAATTACCTATATTTAAAATATACAAAGAAGATGGTATATCTGGTACTATCCCATTAGAAGACAGACCTTGTGGAAAAGAATTATTGCAAGATGCTGAAAACAAAAAAATTGATACTTTACTTTTATACAAATTAGATAGACTTGGTAGATCTGCAAGAATAACACTCAATTCTATACACTTATTAGAACAATTAAATGTACAAATTAAGAGTATGACAGAACCTTTTGATACTTCTAGTCCTTCTGGCCGTTTTATGATAACTATGCTTGCTGGAGTTGCTGATTTAGAAAGGTCAACTATTCTTGAAAGAATGTGGCTTGGAACAAATAGAGCTGCAAGGGAAGGAAAATGGCTTGGCGGAATAGTTCCATATGGATATTATGTAGATAATAAAAAGTACTTACAAATAAATAATAATAAATTACCTAATTTAGATTTAAGTGAAGCTGATGTTATAAAGCTAATATTTAGTTTAAGTGTAGATAAAGGATACAGTTCTATACAAATATCCGACTATTTAAATAGCTTAGGCATTCCTACAAGCTATATGAAAGATAATCGTAGATTTGCTAAAGGGAAAAGGAAAGTATCTGTAGCGGGGACGTGGGGACCTTCTACAGTATTAAGGATATTGAGAAATAAAACTTATATGGGGATACATGAATACGGTAAAAGATCTAAAAAGAAAAATAGAGAAATAATAACCAGGAAAATTCCTTCTATAGTTTCCGAGGATACATGGTATAAAGCACAAGAAACTATAGAAGATAATAAAATAGAGGCGAATAGAAATAGAAAAAGACAGTATCTATTAAGAGGATTAATTAAATGTAGTATTTGTGGAAGAACATATGTAGGTGCTAATCATGGTAAAAATAAATATTACTATATTTGCAATGGTAAAATAACCTATAGAGATAGCTGCAAAAGTAAAAACCTTAATGGCAAATATATTGAAGAATTAGTTTGGAATGATATAGTTGAGTTTATAAATAATCCTAAAGATTCCATAAATGTATTAAAAGAAAATTTAAACTCCAAAAATAATGATAAATTATTAGAACATAAAAAATGCTTAGAACAAAATTTAAAAACTAAGGATACTGAGAAACAATCTATACTCGATTTATTTCGTAAAAACTTAATAGATTATTCTGATGTTGAGATACAACTTAATAAAATTAATGAGGAATATAATAATATAATTCTCGCTATTGATTATATAGAAAAAGATATAAAATCATGTAATGACATTAATAACATAGATACTATTAATGAACTTTTGAATAATATGAAAAAGAAAATAAATGGCCAACTAAATTTCGAAGATAAAAGAAACATTGTAAAAATGTTAGTAGATAAAATAACTGTTGAAACCAAAAAAGATAATGCTGGTACTAAAAAAGCTATACTCCACATAAACTATGTTTTTAAAGTAAGTTCGCACACGGACAAGGATTTAATGAAGCAATTAACATAA